CATTTAAATCAGTTGTATTGCTTTTATTAATATTAATTTTAACATCTTTTAGCGATTTAATACGATTGATAATACCTGCCAAGTATGATAAAAAATAGTTATTGTTTATCATAAAGTATAAATCTAATGTTAATAAGTTGGCTTTTTTAATCATTTCAAGTAATGGATATAAATTCTTAATATAATTTATATGTAATTTAAAATCAGTAAATTTAACATCTGATATACTTATAGTAATAGGATTATTGGATGAGTTATTTATATTTAAATATAGCTTTATAAGATTATCTGGGATTGTTATAACGTTAATTTTCGTCGTTGTAATATCTAATGCTAATTCTTTTAAATTAGTGAATATTTTTAAACCTTCTATAAAATTATCTGTACTTTCTAACTTATTTGTATAACTTATATCAAGTTTAGTTATTGTTGAACTTGATTTTAATTCAGGAAGCGTAGCATAATTTGTAGATGATTTATTTGTTTTTTCTGATTTAATATTCAAAACCAAATTATTTAATTTGGTTTGATTATTAATAAATGTTAGTACATCATCATAATAAATCGTATTATTTGAGTAATTAATATTTAAATTTGTGCAATTAGTTAAACTGGTGGTTTTTAATGCAGATGTGGATAAATAATTATTACCAAGGTCAAGTGTAAGGATCTGCTTATTTATATAAGTGAATAATTGATTTATTAAAGACGTTTTATCTTCAGTTTGTGTTTTACTAAATATAGAATTTAAATGTAACTCCAGATTTGTAATATTTGTCGCTTTTCCTAATATGGTATAAATTAAACTGAGCCATGATATATTTGATGAATCTGATTCAAAATTATTATTATTAAAATTTAATATTAGATTTTGTAAATTATTGTTTTCTTTGAGAGATGATATAAATTCGGATGGATTAAATGATGTCGCACCAAAATCAAAATTATTATTACTCATATTAATATTTATACTGGTATACATAGTTAAAAAAATCTTCAATAACTCCATAATTTCATTTATTTTCATTCCACAGTTTGACATACTAACAGTTATATCTGTCAGGATTTTGCAACTACTTAAATCAAATGTAAATGGTTTTGATGCATTATTTTGAAAATCATTAACTCCACTACCAAGAAGTGGATTATTATCTAAATATAATTTTAATTTTGTAAGTGCGGTTAATACAAACATACTACTATTTTCATTTTTTTGTTTCCACATTTGATTTGTTATACCACAATTAGATAAATTTAGTATTAATGTTTTATATGTTTTATTGGCATTAGACCCTTCAGCTGTAATATTATACAAATCATTAATTATATTTGGTATATTGTTATTGCTAATATTAATATCTAATGTATTTAATCCTGTAAATTTTGCTATAATTGGCGCTAAAGGTGAAATATTTGTTAGTCCACAATTACTAAAATTTAGATGTAATTCAGTTAATTTATCCTTATAATGGATTGAATTTAATCCTAATTGAGTTGTAATATTATTTAGATTTATTTTATTATCACTAAAATCAAGTGTTAGTTGAGTTAAATTATCTAACATATGGAAATTATATGTTCCATAAGTTACGAGATAATCTGGTAGATTTATATTTTTAACTAATTTAATTGTAAGACTCGTTAATTTTCTAAAGTTATTTATACTATCGATAATATTTTGATAATAATAATCACTATATATATTAAGAGTAAGACTTGTAATATTGTTAAAATTATCTAATGCTAAAAATTTATTAATTTTTGCTTTATTATTTAAACTAATGATCAAGTTTGATACTTGTATTAATTTAATATTAATTACTTCATTTTTAAAATAATATATAGTCGGAGCATTTGAAAAAATCCAGATTGAATAATCATAATTATTAATAAACTCGTCTATATTAACATTGGTGTATTGAATTGGTTTAGAGGTTGTTGTATTCACCGATTCTGTAATTAAAGCCGGCTGACTCGTTTTGTATGGCACACCACCAGTTATTATATTAGTGTCTTTAATTAGTTCAAGTAATTCATTATTTTCATTTTCTTTTAAATTATTATTATCCCAAATAATTTTACATTTCTTGCCACTAAAATGATATATATTAATAAACTTATTTAAGAAATCAACAATATACGATTTTGATAAATTATTACTACTAATATTTATCATATTATAATTTACAGCAATAGGTATTTGGTCTAATGTTTCCATAGTAACTTTAGATGCATCTAATTCAACATCTTTTGTTGAAATTATGTCATATAAAATATATTTAATATAATTATTATACTCATTAGTATAATCAGATAATATTAATTTTTGTGGGATGATTAATAAATTATCATAAAGTGTTCCGTTTTCTTGAAGATAATCTGAATCAGATGGTACTTTTAATGATGCTAAATTTTTTGTATCAAGTTCATATTTAAATACCCGTGATACAGTCGCAGTTAAACCAAAATTAACATATTCTCGATAAATATCGTTAGCGGTTCCAATATCATCACTCGTTAATGTTAATTGCTTTTGTGTATCATCATATTTATGTAAAAATATATAGGATTCAAGTAACCTTTGTGCATGAGAATCTTGATTACCAAAATAAATTTCACTAATTTCATTTAAATAAATTAAAGTTCCATAAATTGGATATATATTATCTACTGAATTAAATTGCAAATTTATTATTTTTAATTTTTTTAAATTCAATAACGCACCACAAAATAAATAAAAAGAATTTATATTACTGTCATTTAATGAACAAGATGATAAATCTAATTTTGTAAGATTAGGTATATTAACAAATGACTCAGAAAGATTATCCAAATTATTATTCATATTAGTTGATGATAAATCAAGAACTTTCAGTGTTTTGATATTGAGATTAGATAGATATGTTTCGTCAGTTACTGTTAATAAATTATCATTCAAGTGTATTTCTTCTAAATTAAGAACATTTAATGTAGCTATTAGTGAATTCCAAAAATCTAAGACACTTGGGGTATCTACATGCAGTCCATTTGGATGAGTAACAATATTTTTCCTACATTGATGTATTTTAATATATGTTAACTTAGAAAACAGTTTTAATTCTTTTAAAAAATCATTAAACGTCTCATCATTAAACGCAATATTATTAAATTCCAATCTAGTAATAGTATTTTTCCACTGTGGCAGTAATACTATTAAATTTGTTATTTGAATTAGAGTTAAATTTGAAACAATTAATTGAGTATTATTGAAATCAGCACTAAGTGTAATATCACTTGTGGTTTTTATGTTTGTTAGTAAATCTGTCATATTTGATACAGTAATAGACGTCGTAAAATGTTCTTTTTTTTTATATACTAATTCGGCATAATTAAAATCAGCGTAATGCATATATAATTCTATATAGAAAAATATATTATAATACTTTATAATGTATAAATTTATAACAGTTGCAAGGCATGTTTCTCAAGCCGGTGTTAATCCTACCTATATTTATATGGACACCAATGCAAATAAATATTATATTACTTTAAATTATCCAAAATATGCAGTATTTAATGGTGCTGGAATTACAGATAATACTACCTACCCATTAATAGGTGATGGATTGCTTTTATCAGAAGACAATTTAAAAGAAGGGCGCGTTAGTTTTTTCAGCCAGGAATATAGTTTTAAAATTAACCAATAAAATTGAATAATAATATTTAAATATAGATAACTATATATAATAATGAGTATATTAATGTTTCTGATGCTCTTTATAAATGTTTTTCTTGTGGATACAAAACCAATCGTCTTAATGCACGGAATAGAAAGTCATGCAGAAAACTTGAATGATATGGCAATGTGGCTTCAATCTACTTTTAATCGTCAAGTGTTTAATATTGAATTGGGGGATGGAGACGATTATAGTACTGATACACCAGTGATGAAACAGATTGAACAATTTAATACAGTTATATCCAATATAACCACATTAAAAGATGGTTTTGATTTTATAGGTATTTCACAAGGTGGTTTAATTGGGCGTGGGTATGTGGAGAAGTATGATAATAAGATAGATAATCTTATTACATTGGTATCACCACACGGCGGAGTGTATGATAAGAATTTAGGCTTTATTGATTTTTATAATTTGGTTTCACAAAAATCATTAAGTTTTGCGGGATATTGGAGGGACCCAATACAATATGAAAAATATTTACTTCACGCTAATTTTCTCCCAGATATAAATAATGAGAGATTTATTAACACAGATATATATAATATTAAATATAAAGAACGTATGCTATTATTAAAAAATTTTGTTATGGTTTATTCGCCAAATGATGAAATCATAAAGCCACCATCCAGTGGGATATTTGAGACATTTGACGCGGATTTAAATGTTATACCATTAAATGATAATCCTATTTATATCAAGGATAGATTAGGACTAAAAACATTAAATGACACTAATAGGCTCCATACATATACCACGAATTGTACTCACGTAGAACATCGTATGCCCGTGTGTTTCCCGCAACTGTATGATATACTTGTTAATTTTTTATAAGTGCTATACCACCCACATTAGTGACAACCACGATTATACCATAGTATATCCAAATAATAGAAAATCAATCTTATAAAAATTATTTATAAGACGGATGCTATCTTTATTCAAATAATTCATATAATGAGTTGCACTATCTTTCCCTTTATAATCAGTAAATCCATATTCGTGCAAATCTTTTGTTAATGTTTCAGTTTTAAATATTTTAATATTTTGAATTATATTTTCTTTTATATCACATATGAATTTATATTGTTGTAAATTATGGTTATCTAAATCTTTTCTCGTTAAATAATTTCGTATCACCTCAAATACTCTTTTTTGTGTAGTATCTTTATTAATAAGATTATAAAAAAACAAATCACTTACTAGTCTGTCATATGGATTCCGAACTATGGTTATTATTTTTATATTACCAAAATTTACACCTAATCTATCTCTATACATTAATATATTAAAATATTGTTGATGTTGGAGGGAAATATTCTGTAAGTCTTTGGTTGGCATTAAATTATTAGTATTTCCGCTAAATAGGGTTTGTTTATATTTAGCCTTTAGATAATCTTCTAACGATGTTCCGCCAGTTTTTGGTATATGAATAAATAATGTATTGATATCCTTATAATATGGCATATTAAATAAAAATCGAAAAAAAAATTGAAAAATAAATATACTACTATATATATATTATATATAATGTCGTTTATTTCTGATATCCTTAAGACTTATTCAATTCCTTATGATAAGCAATTGAATAAGAAGATGGCAAGTATTTATGTGACTCCAAATGCAGTCATAATGAGTCATTCTTTTCCGGCTGTGTCTCGTGGGTCAGGGTTTTACCGTATGGTTGACAAAATTAATAGCATTTATAGCAGTGCTATTAATATCTATTTGTGTCTTGATAAGATTACGACTGAAGAAGAATATGGACGTTTTATTACGCATCTTGCGGATAAGGTAGATATTATGAAACTAACTATTATTACTGATATCAATGATATTCTTAATATCCCAAGAATTATGGATTATTCATTCGGAATTCATCATTGTGGTGCATTGTGGTCATTGGTGATGGTTGATATGCACGAAATGATTATGGGGCGCTCTATTATTGTTCCCAGTGCAGTATATAATCGTGCTATTGCCATTATGGAAGATTGTGAGATTGAGCGTCTTCATACTTATAATATTATTGTTTCAGATGAGTATTATCCGAATCTTGTTTATATTATTCAAGATACGCATAATAATAAGGAACCATTTACAAGTGTTATCCGATTTACTCCACTAGATGGTGGACAGAGGTCAGCCATTCGAGTTATTGAGGGTATAACAATCCAATGTGAGACTTGTAATAAGATTGTTTATATGGATAAGAAACATCAACATAAGTGTGTTGATGTTTCATATTAGTGTGGATAGAATATTTTCATCATATTATCCAGTGTAATTGTATAAATCATATCTTCATTTAATACTTCATCTTCGAGATATAGATTTAATATAAGGGTTATAGGTGATAGTTCGCCATTTATATATGGATAATAAACACCATCAAAATCAGCTAGACCATATTGTGGATGTTGTATTTTTTCAAATAATCCACCATATCGTGTTCGCCATTCTGTTTCTAGTGTTTTTTTACATTTTGCAAGTATTGGTTCATATATATTTTGAGGTAAATTTATATAAATATTATTAGCCGTAAATAATTGACGATAATTATCAAATAATGTTTTAATGTAGGTAATAACTCGCCCTTCTATTACTTTAAATAATCTCCCAGTCATAATCACATTATTACGACGGTCCCCTTCATCTCCAAATACACCAAAGTAAACACAATTAAGATGGAAGGGACGAGAAGGGTAATGTTGACCGTATAATTGTAAACTAACAGTATTGTCATATTGTTGTCCTTCTTCCGGTAATATATATTTAATAACGTGTGCACAATCTAATAATATATAATCTCTGCCACCGTGACGTGTATGTAATTCGTGAAAAGGAAGAGGTAAATATGTAAATGTTGAGCTATAAACCTTTGGATGTTCAATATCATCTTGGACAAATCTTTCATATGAAAACATTGCCTCAATATTTCTATCTTCTTGGTCTTCTCCAAATAAAATATCACTATGGTAAATGACAATTCTATCATAGTCAGTTAAAATATTATCTATTATATTGTTACGAATATATGTTATCCATCTTTCAAATGATTTACTATATGCTAAACCAGTAGTATATATATAAAAAGTCCTACCGGCTGGGACTGGGGACGCATTAAAACGCATTAATTCATTCCCACCTATTTGTTTTTTTAAAGTTAAATATTTATTTTTATATTTTAGATATTTTAATTTATAATCCATTATAATGTATTACAATAGAATTTTAAATATGGAAGGAGGTGGATTTTTTAAGCAGCTAAATCAAGCAGCGCCACCTGCTAGACAGGAAAAAACATACTATATAATGGCTGAATTAAATCCTGCATCTCATATTACCAGGACTTTACAAAGAAATAAGGATAAACTTTTAGCAAATAACCCTAATGGGAAAAACTTACATTTAACAATGTTAACCATACATATTAATTTACAAGCTCCAAAAGAGATATTGGAAATAATTCATCCACAAGGTGCTGATGGGCAATCCAGATTACATTCAGATATAGTTAATATTCTTAATCCTGCATATGATGCAGTTTTTAGAAATCCGGCAAATCCAATTAAATTAAGAACAATGAAGGGTTTATATGCGATAATGGGACAGTATATGTCAAAAAAATGTTTTAAAAAAGGTGATGATATAACGGAATATAGAAAGCATATATATAGAGTTATAATCAATTTATTTAGAAAACAAGGTTACACTCTAAATATTGATAAAACAAGTGACCCAGAATATGTAATAGTTAGTGCAGTTAAAGGTGCTAGTCAGCCTGTTCCTATTTATGCCATACCAAAATATGATTTTGGTACAGGAGTCTGGGCACCACATATATCACTTGCACAAATTGCTGGGGATACAAAAAATATGGATATTAAAAGTTTAAATCCACCTTTATATGGTAAAATAGAAGCACATATAAAAGATGCTCATATGAATCCAGCTAAATACGGATTTGATGGAAATAGTAAATTATCACGAATGCCTTTAAATGCATCTGATGGCAAGCAATATAAAGTATATGAAGATAGTGGAATTGAATTATATAAATTAGCTGGTTTACAAGACCCAGATGAGACAATCGCTCATATTGATATGAATACAGATATAAGTCACGTTAGAATTTAAGAATAATAAGTATGAAATAACATACCTATCACTAAATAAGGGTCGCAATTTGATGCCGGTCGTCTATCCTCAATATATCCTTTCCTATCTTGAAATACACTATTTGGTATCCTAATTGAAGCAGACCTATCACCAACACCGCTTGTAAATGTCTTCATACTGGCTGTTTCATATTTCCCTGTTAAACGCAAGTGATTATCCTCGCCATATTTTTCAATATGTTGTATATGTGTTTTAGCTAATTTTTCAATAAAGTTAGTTATAATTACATCTGGATTTTCATTTATTTTTTCTCTCATTTCGTTTGTGGAAAAATTACAATGGCATCCCGACCCATTCCAATTTGGTAATGGTTTTGGATGGAAATTAATAATAGTATTGTGTTTTTCGGCAATACGATGTAAAAGATATCGTGCTACCCATAATTGGTCTCCAGCCTCTATTCCCATTACTGGTCCAATTTGAAATTCCCACTGACCAACTGCTACTTCTGCATTAATACCTGATATTTTTAGTCCGGCTTTTATACACGCTTGATAATGTTCTTCAGCAATAATTCGCCCATATGCATTCCCAGTACCAACTGAACAATAAAATTGCCCTTGAGTTTTATTTTGTGCATAACCAAGTGGTTGAGAGTGATTCATAGGGTCACAAATAAAATATTCTTGTTCCAATCCATACCATGGCTGATATTTAATATCCATATAATCATTTTTAAATACTTGGTCTGCCCAACTTCTATTATTTCCTATTACTGGAATATTATTTTTCCGTGCTTCGCACAATACCAATAATCCATCCTCTCTAAAGGGGTCATTATAAGTTGCAACTGGATGTAATTCTACCTCAGTATCATTATGCGGTGCTTGACCAGTTGAAGAACCATCGTAATTCCATATAGGGGGATTTTTTTCTGTTGTATATTTTGTCTTTGAGCGGAGATTCATTTTTGCGTCAATCCAGATATATTCTAAACTTGTCATTAATATGTAACATTATTATGTGTTTATATTAATAAAAATTGATAGTGGGATAGGATTTTGTACAAAATCCTATCATTTCCTATTAACCTTTATAGAAAGGCTCGATCGAGCCTTTCTATAAAAATTGATTAATAAATATCATTATTAATAATTATTATTAATAATGATAACTACTGAAGAATTATTGCAAATCCGTTTTACATCATTATGTGGGAAATTATCGGTAGAAGAAATGAAATCTATTTTAGAGCAATATAAATTAGATATCCACTATATGGAGGACTATGGTTTTATTGTAGCGTGTGCATATAATAATCTTGATATGGTTAAATATTTGCTTGATATCAGTCTTAGTTATAGTGGAAATAAAATTGATATACATACTGAAGATGATAAGGCATTTATTTGGGCGTGTGATCGCGGTAAACTTGATACGGTTAAATATTTGCTTGATATTAGTATGGAGTATAGTGGGAAACCAATTGATATAGAAATAAATACTAATGAGGCATTTCGAAGTGCTTGTGAAAGCGGGCATCATCATATTGCTAAATATCTAATTGAAAAAAGTGATTATAAATTGAATATTCATCTATATAACGAATATGCATTTCGTTGGTTATGTACATTTGGAAGATTAAATTCATTAAAATTTATGGTGAAACATTATGGGGATATTAATGTTGATGCAATGTATTGTGATGCAATGAAGGAAGCAATTAAAAATAATTGTGTCTCGGGAGATTCGAAAAAGGTTTTCGAATCTTCACGGACCAAACGAGCGCCCGAAGATTCAGAAACGGTAAGACTGTTTCTGAATCGCGGGTCGCACAATTATAATAATATAGTATTGTATATTTTACAATTAGGTGGGTATCATATGTGGTGTGCTCGAAAAAAATTGATTTATATTTAAATTGATAGATGATGATTATATTTAATGGAATCATATATTGAAACACTTGCACAATCTCTACCACTTGAATATTTAGTATCAATCATCTCATTATTACCACCTGTTAAACACTTGGAATATGCCATAAATAGCAATAATAAGGATTTGGTATTATTAATAGTTGATAATATGGATATTAGTATTAAAAATATTGAGGTTGAAGAATATGAAGTAAAGAAAATGGTGTCAAAGAATTTTTATGATGATAGTGATATTCTATTGCAATTATTTAATTATGATTATGATTTATATTGTAGATTAATCCATCGATGTAATTATAATATGATACCTATTAAACTTACAGATATATGGTATGGCGAAAAAGTTGATGGGATATCACCATCATTTGCCTTGATGGATAATATGGATATGCTTAAACCTGTTTTTGATAAGATATGTATCGAAAAGATATGTATCGAAAAGATTCAGTATAGTGAAAAAATAATGCAAGAATTATATAATGCGATTATTCATCGTAGCGATAACCGTCAGATAAATGAATATATTTATTTTCAGACAATCAAAATATTCCCGCAAGAATTTATGAATTTTTTGAATGATAATAAATATTATGATTATTATACCGATACAGCTTTACCTCGTACTATTGAATATTTACATAGATTCAGAATCGGGAAATATAGCGATTGTATGAGCGAAGATATTTTATCGAAAATATTTGATGGGACATTAATTATTCCAAAACATCTAATTTATTGTGAAGTATTTTCATTGATATCAGAAAAAAAAATGTATTATATTGTTAAAAAATATAAACCAACCTGTAAAATACCAATTCAGGATATATTTAATTGGTATTGTTATAAAAATGCTCCCTATCGCCAATATATAGTTAAACATTATAAAGTAGAAATCCCAACTTTCGATACATTTTTAAGATGTTATCATAGAGTAAATTATTATTATGACCAAGATAAGGATGATGATTATTATAATAAGAAAGTTAGCAAGATGTATGAGCCAGTGAAGAAATATTTATTTTCACTAGGTGGTATGATAAAAATGTGGTGTGCGCAATTCAAAAGTGCGGACCGCACTTTTGAATTGTCGCAACCAGCTTTGATTGAGAAAGTGACAGACCGCACTTGCGGTTTGTCATCAACACAAATGAATTTGGTAAATATATTGAAATAGATTGTGATATGTTAATTGATTTTACTCTTGAAAATAAATGTATGGATTTATTAAAATATATATCATACGAGATAAATGAAAAAACATATTATCCGACTTTTGAAATTAAATTATATGATATATTTAATTACCATATAGATATATTTGAAACTTACACAGAGAATGATTTGCCTTTTATTGAGGAGTTTTTCACTTTTATTTTTGCGATTGATAAAATTAGGAATGAATATAATATTGAAGGTTTATTAGAAAGGGATATTACTGAACTTCTAAATAAAAATCAGAAAATCCGATTAAATATTTATAAAATATTGTTAAAATGTGTATGCGATTTGTGTTATCGTCATTATGGAGGTGGAATGGGTGGATATTATAGCGCTGATTATTCATTAAGAAATGCATTGGATATTTTTAGGAATATTCCAATCCGGTTGAATGACCAAGAAATGTTTACCCATATGTGTCATTTTTATAAAGAACATCTTAATAAATATTTTGAAAATGGGGATGTATTAAAGGAATATATTAAATATAATTCAATTATTCCCTATTTCAAATAATAAGACCCCAACTATAAATAAAAATAATTAGAATTAATTATTTTTATTTATTTTTAAGGCTCTTAATAAGTGGAACCGGGAATAAATAAAAATTGATAATAAATATTATTCATTATTATTTTACTATATAATGCCTCGCTATGAAGAGGAACCTTATTATGAAAAAGACCATATTATTCGACACACATTTTTTGAAATGCTAAAAAACCCTAAAATATTAGATGATGTTATAAATTATTATAATGTAAATAAAGATATCATTAATCTGTCAGATGATGATAGAGCACGTATTCCGTGTATAATATCGTACGATAATAAATTAATTGAATGGTGTATTGATGTATTGGGTGTTAAAGTGGACCATATTAATCGTTATTTACAAAAATTGAGTTATTACTACTCCAGTTGTTGTAAAAAGATATTCTCTTTTCTTATTAATAAATATTATCAGGACCACCCTATCCCAATTTATGGTAATATATTTGATTGTGCTATTACATTTTTATATCAACTATCACCACAAAGTTTTACAAATGATGTATGGTGTCGGCTATTAACTACCCATATGAATTGGGGTTTAGGTGGAATTATATTTAAAACGTGTCGATTCGTATTAACAGAACGTTTCGCACTTAAATGTATTAAAAAACTATGCAATAGCGCTTTTCACAATGCTTTCTTCAAATCAGAATATCAAGAATTTATATTTTATTTGATGCTATATTCTAAACGGAATCATAAAAAACGTTATTATAAAACTTATCCTCCATATATTATAATATTCCAAAAAAAAATGAAAATATTAATTTAAGAACACTAATATATATAGTAATGTCTCATTCAAGCTATAGTTCAATTGAACAACTCAGGCATCTTGTTAAGGATGTCGAGCATTATTACAAGACCAAGTGCGATACAATTACTCTCCCTACATTGAGATTTACTGGAACAATTAAGTTGCACGGAACAAATGCCGGTATTGGTTATAATAACAAGGATGGTTTCTGGTGTCAATCAAGGTCTAATATTATTACGCCAAAGCAAGATAATGCAGGGTTTGCATTTTTTGTCGAATCGAACAAGGAATATTTTATTGATATTATTAAGAAGATTGCAACTAATAATATGATTGATTTGGACACCAATTCTCTTATTCTTTTTGGAGAATGGTGTGGGACTGGGATTCAAAAGGGTGTTGCAATTAGCGAGCTACCAAGGATGTTTGTTGCGTTTGATGTAAAGGTTGTTCCAAATAATGGGGATGCTTATTATATCGACACAACTCTGCCAGAAATTCCTAACAATGAAGAAAGAAAGATTTATAATATTTATCTTTTCAAGACTTTTTCTGTTGATATTAATTTTAATAACATAAATAGGGATTGTCTGAGGGAAATCATTGACGAAGTCGAAAAGTGCTGTCCATTTGGCAAGGCTTTTGGCGTGGATGGAGTTGGCGAGGGTGTTGTCTTCAAGCATCATTATTCACCGCAAGGACGCTATATTTTCAAGCTAAAGGGAGATGAGCACAAGGTTAGCAAGGAAAAGGTAAAGATTGAAATTGCACCAGAAGTAATCGCCAGTATTAATGAGTTTTGTGATAGGACAATTACAGATAACCGTCTCACTCAGGCAATTGATATGATTTTCTATAACAATCCAGCACTACCAACCTACAATGCCCCTATTGAAATGAAGCACGTCCAAAAGATTATTACTTGGATGAGGGATGATATTTGGAAGGAGGAAATGGATGTAATGGTTGCTAACAAGCTGGAGCCTAATATTGTATTTAGTGAACTAGCCAAGAGAACAAGTTCAATGTTTAAGCGCCGAGTTGATGGTTTTTAAAAAATGTTGATAATATAACACTATAAACTTAATTATTTTATATTAATGGGACAAGATACAAATTGCTATTATGGTGTTATCTATACTTGTGAGTTTAATCTTGAAACTCTGCCAAATATCATTAAAATGATAGACAGTATGGAAGATGAAAATGATATGTTTATCTATATGGTTGATGGTAATTACAAGTGCAAAAACCTTACCAATATTATTTGTGAAACATTATATGACCTATCTGGAATTACAAAAGAGACTGAAGAACTTGCTAAAACATTGGTTTGTTATAATAAAAAAATTACACTTCACTATGTAATCGAAGATTGTCATGTGAGAGGTCTATGTCGTTCAGATGATGAATATTTGTTCGAAACATTTACAATTGATGGTTTGCATAAAAAAATCGATGAAGTAGTTAGTAAATTTACATCTATTGGAGTAAAGAAAGAAGAATTAAGTATTGGGTATCGTTTTAGAGACTCTCAATAAAAATATTATTTTGTAGCGAATACTTATTATCAATAATTATTTTAGAATTATCATTAATGATTATATCATTATCAATTAGTTGCATCATTTCGTCATATGCTTCCTCGCCCTCAAGAATGGTATGCTTTCCGCCGTGCGCTTCATAATCCCAAAAGCGAATCATATGACCTAGTGGGAGAAATGAGAACTTTGGCGAATCCTTCTTCATAATGTAGAAACGAATCATTCTCTGATTAGGTAGTTTGATTCCACCATTAAACCATCCATCGACATTTTCAATCCCATTCTCTCGCCACATAGCGATAAAAGGAAGAAATGTAGAATGTTCCAGTTTGCGAAGCAGTTGTATGAGAGTTTCGAGATACTTTTCATACTCTGCCATAAAATCATCATCAAGGTCAATACGATTAATCTTAAAATTCCCATCTTCATTTATTGTTTTAAAACACGTCTTATAAATGATACGGTCGAGGGGCGCCCTCATCATATCGCAAAAGAATTCCTTTGTAGTGGTCATTGATATTATATATCAATGGTATAAAGTAAAAAATAATCAATTTTTATTATTCTCTATTTATATTGCTCTGCAATATAAATAGAGAATAATAAAAGTTGAAAATAATATTTATTAAGCCCTTCTATATAAGCATCTAATGAATCAACTCATCGAGTACATTCAACTAATGCCAAACCTGCAGGGTACACTTACTGCACTGGTAGACCTTTCGAGTACATCTTATGACTCCCGGCGAGAATGGAGAATTAGAATGAATTCAGCCAGAAATATTAATGAACTTCCTCAAAAGTTCATTGATTTCCAACTGGAATATCCTGTCAGACACAGACATCAACTTCTCTACGCATTTAGAGAGTATGGGGACGACCGTCTTTACCAGCTGGCACGTGATGCTTTCCCTGGGATTGAACCTGATGAAACACGCTACCACGAAGAGCGATTTATCGAATACTTGCAGAGAATGCCACATATGCCAGACATTCTCACTAGTATTGTCGACAATAGTGTGAGTCATCACAACAGTAGGCTTGATTGGCTTGCTTATATGAATTCAACAATTGATTATCACGAAACACCTCGATTTTTTCTTACGTATATAGAATGCAGAGGACTTGAACCATATGCGCTTCACGCCATTCAGGCTTACGGAAATATTCATTTCTATGAATTGGCACAAAATGTTTTTCCAGGAATTGAACCAGAAGAAAGAGGTCCACTCGAGGGACCAGTTCAATATCCACTTCTAAACCACGAGGGCTCTTGGAGAGAGGATTTGATAAAGGAACTCAATCAACCCAAACTGGTAGATGGGGTTATTGAGAAGACGCATTTCAAGATGTTGCGAATGGCAAACATTATTGGTGATAACGAACTCATAGAATTTGTAAGAAATATGATTGGGAATATGGACCCATACGATGGTACATACCAACAAATGTGTCTACCAAGGAGTTTTCTACAACATTTGGAGGATAGAGGAATGGAACGCGTAATGTTGAACAACAATTTCACCTACGCATTGAACGACCCTATCATTTCACAACACATCTTGAAAACATATGGTGATGGTGATTTGGCTGAACAAGTTGATGAGAGGCTAATTATTGATTAATTTAATTTCTAAGCATGATAATAATGTATGATTATATTATAATCGGAGGCGGTGTTGCCGGACTATATAGTAATTTCATATTAAATAATCATAAAACACTACTACTTGAAAAAAATAATTATTTTGGTGGTCGTGTATTAGAAGGTTGTTTTCATCATAAAAAAATACAGATGGGTGCAAAAGTAGGTGCAACATTTAATAAAAACTTATTAAGATTATTAAAAACATTAAATATTTCATATAAAAATTTAAATGAAAAAACAACAATAATTAGTAAACAACCAATTGATATGCGTCATATGGTTAGTATGATTGTTAATAAATATAATAAATTAGAAAAAACAGATAATTTAAAAAGAATGACTGCACAAGAATTTATAATTAAATATTTTGGTAAGAATTTTTTTAAAATTTACTCTAAATTTACAGAATATACCGATTTCTTTAATAGTTCTATTGGTAATTATATTAAATATTATCCAATTAAGGACCATATACCGGTAATATCAAATAAAAATATAATTAAAATAAATTGGACAAAAATGGTTTTAAAATTAATAAATCATATTAGGAGGAAAAATAAATTAATACGTAATTATGAAGTTAAAAATATTAAATATGATAAAAAAGAAGAATGTTATATAATTGATAATAAATACAAGACAAAAAAAATAATATTTGCAGTTACAATCAATGCCCTAATGAAGATATTATCAAAATCCAAATTACCGTGTGTCAATTATTATGACTATGTAGGCAGTATACCATTCATACGTATTTATACTTATCACAAAAATGGACATAACTTAGATATAGATAAATATAATATTGTTGATAGTAAATTACATAAAATAATGATAATAAATGAAAAAATATTAACAGTTATGGAGGTTGATAATATAAATGCAAAATATTGGAAAAAATATATAAATAATAAACCAGTATTAATAAAAAAAATAATAAAAGAAGTTAAAAGAGTAACCGGTCAAGAATTAATAATTGATGATATAATTATAAGTAATTGGACTGATGCTGTTCATTATTTTCATCCATCTAAATTATCCAGCACTGAAATTATAACTAAATTAATGAATCCATATTATAATATATTTGTTTGTGGAGAAATG